ACAGATGTTGCAAAATCACCGTAGATAGGTACATCGTAATTATTTTTTTCAATATCGGAGTTAATGCTTTCTAAACTCAAATCACCGATATATTTCATTTTACCAAATACATGGATAGACATTTCTAATTCCTTTTAAATATTATTAGGGACTAACATTTGCATGAAGTCATATTTCATTTCTTCATTACCCAACCATTGGATACGAGAAGCATATTTTAATTCTTCTAAATACAATTCATTAGCATCAGCATAACTGTCAATAAATTGCATAAACTCACCCAATTCAGCACCACCATCTAATTTAGCTTGGCCAATTCTAATTTTTAACTTACGATAAATATAAGCCTTAGTAGCTAACAATACTAATTTCTTAATATAGTCAGCAGCAGTAATAGGGATATTATTTAATTGAGGGTCATTTTCAATAATTAACTCAATATAGCAGTTTGTTGTAATATAGCTAGTACGTCTGATTCTAAATGAATTACCAGAAATCATATCTACTTTAACTTCGTAGTTCAGAGGTATACCAGCAGTATTGTTCGCCATCTTTTGAGCACCAGTTAAGATAGCACCACCACTAGAAGTAGGCATACTTAAACCACCTGTACCAAGACCACCTGTTTCTGCATATAGGTCTAATAGATTAACACCTAATACAGTAATAATTTTCCTATTATTGGTTACTTCATCAGGTACAGTAACAATCCAATCAGTAGGTGTTACCATCTCTACCTTACAATCACGCATAGGTACATTAAGTTTGGTAGCATACTCAATATTCAAATCAGGCATAACTCGTTTATTGATAACTTCCTGAATAATCATTGCGTCAGCACTGACAGGTGCGAATCGATTCTTACGAAAAGGAATAACAAATGCCTCTTCAATAATCTCATCAGGTATTTCATTATAGATATTGTTAATTGAAAGTGATAACATACTCATCACAAAACTCCTTATAAAACTGTGTAACATTCATACGTTACTCTATTTTTATTCTCGTATATATTATTAACTTGAAGACGGTTTTTCGTAGAAATATTTACGGAAAAAGAAAATTATGAAGAGTAATTATTTATAAAAAGGAAATAGAATGTCCGATATTTTACCCTCCCAAGAAATTATTAAATGGCCAAATCCATTAGAAGAAGTCAAACGCATTATGTATTATGCTACTGTGTTACTAGACTATCCAGATGGATTTGAGGAAGATTTGGTAAAAGCTGGTCTTAATACCGAACCTAAACAAACAAGAAGGAGTGAAGTCATTGCGGCTATTGCTTCTAATATTAAAGACCACCAATATAAATTAACTTCTGTTAACTGGTTTACAAATTTTGGTATTAACCACATCTACCATGAAGAATTATTGAAATTAGATATTCATCTTAGTCGATGGAATTATCTCAAAGTCTTAGAAATGATTATTGGCTATTGGTTAACTAAATACCGCCAAATGTGGGTATTTAATAACTTAGGGAGATATCCTCTTAATGCCAATAATTTAATGGATGAAATTAAGAAATATCAAGAAGATGAAATCAGTCGTGAAGTTACATTAGGTGGTTTAGAGGAATTAGCTCTTACTAATACTTTAGAAGAAGTGTTTCCAGAAACCATTAAAGCACTGAATGATGCTTACGAGATGTCTGATACATCTACTTATTTCTTAGATGAAAGAAACATCGATAAAAACGGATTGGTTATTCCTGTCACGTTCGTGATAGACCCAATTTATCTTAGTATTATATTTGCACACTGAGTGAGGGAATAAATGAGTTTTGAAAAACAATTACTGGAAGAGAACGGCCATTACATCGATATCGCTCCTACAGTTACAGTGCACAATATTTCCCATATCCTAGATGCATTGGACATTACACTGATTAATCATGGTAATGAACATCAAGAAATTGAAGCATATGGTGGGTATGGTTTTTATAATCCTATCACAGGTGAAAAACTAATCGAAGAAGGATTACCTTATTATTTGGAAACAGATAACGAAGTAGTTGTCTTTGAGCAAACAGATGAAATGATGAATCGATTCTATCGCAATAATGTATACAATCTTGTTGATGGTAGAATTAAAGATAGATTAATTCATCGTAAGAAAGACAATAGAAATATTACAATTGCTACTAGTTTTCGCTATTATAGTATTTCTATTATCAATAAGATTTGCCAATACGTGACAACGACTCACTTACCAGAACAATATGGTGGAATAGATAAGTATCGATTAATTACAGATATTATTCGAGAATACTTCCAACCAGTAATGGCTGAATTTTCTAAAGTAAAAGAAATCATTCCTAGCTTGAATATCCCATGTGGTTTAAACACACATCCAGTGTTTAAAATGCTGATGTCAGTTATTGATGATATTAATGATTTCATTTCAGTTCTTAAAGATAAGACTCCACGGATATTGTGTCAGTGTATGCATTATCGTGGATATCTCTTAGTAATCAATTACGGTGATTTCCGTATTGTGGAATGGGAACTCATGAAGATGTTAAGCGTAGACAGAACGACTAGCGTCGGTCAAGACGATTCATTTAATGCTTCTAATACCAGTATGGTTTCAGCCATGCCACAATTGCTTACTTTAAATATTTTGGATAGTTATTTAGAGATGACAAAGAAAGAATGCTTAGTTAGATACGAGAGCTTACTTTTAACACTAGTGTAACTATTTAAAACGGACATGAAAATGAAAACTGATATCCCTTATCTGGATTCATTTGAAAAGAATACGGTAGTAGGTGTAGTAGATGTTTCCGTAATGGACTTATACTTACACTTACACCGCGTTCTTTCTAATAGAGAACTGAAACAAGGTTCTTTTTTTTTAAGAGAATTAGGTTACGATTCTTTAGATAGTTTTATTAGAGAATTTGTACCTAGATTATTCGATGAAGTTTTTTTAGATAAAGATAGTAATGCTTATACTGACTTTACAGATGTATTAGTCAATATGGGTCTCTCACTATCTGAAATTGACCAGGCTGTAGATATTTTAATTGGCGTAACTACACCTATTTTTAACCAAGTAATTTTTGACGATAAAACAAAGTTCTTTGCTTCGATTTCGTCAAATGAGAAAGATTTAATCCCGACTATGCGAATCAGTTACTTGAATACTACTTAACCAACTTAACATTTATTAATTCTAAGAGGTAAACCATTATGTCATTAGGAAGTTTTAAAATCAATAAAGTAGAAATTCCAGATAGTCTAGATACTGTATGTAATATTATTGAAAACATCGTACAGGAATCTATTAATAAACTGGCAGTTATTGATTTCATCATACGCCAAGCCGTTTCTAAATTACATGAAGATTTAGATATTAAACAAATTGCTTCAGAAATCGCTGAAGTTATTTTGTTTACAGAAGCATTTTCAGTGAGTTTACCTCTTTATAAAAATACCCCAATAGTATCATCAGCTTACTTACGAATAAAATCTTGTTTAATAGACATTGTTAGTTATTTATTAGAATATTTGCAAAAGAGTCATTATCGAAGTAGCTTCTTAGAAGGAAACAAAGTAGTATCGGTATTTGACTTAACTATATTAGAGATAATCCATGAGTAACCGAACTTACGATATAAACCATTTTAGAAGTAATAATATCGGTAATTTAATTAATAATGAAATTGAAAAAAGGAACCAAAAACTCGAAAGTGAAATAGTAGATACATTTATTAATTTACCAGATGAGTTTATCCTAACCGATGGGAATGCTATTTTAAAATGCTTTAGAATGTTAAACCAACAAATTAGATTTAATGTTCAAGAGTTCTTTGATTACATGATGTATTTTAATACTCTATTAAATAGCTTCCCCTTTCAGTATTTCTACCATAAAGAAAACATCTATCGTACGATATACGAAGCACCTTACAATAAAATGTTTGAATTTAGTAAAAACAGTGGTGAAGTAGAAATATTGAAAGAAATCAGTGTTGATATTTTTATTACCATTATTAACACCATTATTAATGAAAAGCTTTATATTGAAATCAATTCTCAACCAATAATGTGTTATCGCATTCGTAATTGGGATCAGTTTTCAATTACTCTAATTAAATATAACCCATGGGTATAAAATCATGACAAATCCAACAAATACTATTCGACAACTAGAAGTAGGTAAAGTATATTCATTTGATACCTATTCACCAGAAGTATTAGGCACTCGTTTAATTAACGTAGAATGCCTAGCAGTAATGAATGCACAAACTGCCATTTCCTCTGGATTAGACATCAAATCATTCCACGAAAGAATGAAACCTCATTTACCAGCAGGTTATAATAATAATCCATTCGACATGACTTATGTCAAATTAGTCAGTGTAGATGGTAAAGAAACAATCTACGCTATGGATTGGATTAATCGTTCTACTATTCAAGAAACATCTCCTAATAAGATTACCGTTACAATTAATGGTGTATCTAATAATGATGTTGAGATTATTCGTAAAGCATTAACCATGCAAGGATATACTGATATTTCAATCGTATTATCAGAACGATAATTTACACTATATATGAATAAAGTGATTTTTAAGACTAATTGCTTCGTTCGTATTTTCCTAGTTTGTTTATTTAAAGTTGATTTTATTCGTTTGCCTTTGATAGTTGAAGAAACAATAAGGCTGAATATCTATTGTAAGGGTAATCCCTCGGTACACTTCTAAACAAAGTTCTACGATAGATAGTAATTCTATAAACTAGTCATCATCCGGTCATTCTTCGTTCACTCCTCCGCCGGCTCAGACTACACATGGAAGCGAATACAAGTACCGAAAATATTCCATAGGTGGATAATGACCTAACGACCACCTTAATCAGTGAATTAATAGGGACGGTATTTACTGAATCGTTTTGGTTTCCTTTTAAAAGAAGTTGATGATAAAAAGCTATAGTACCTCTAGAGTAGGATATCCTACTCTAGAGGGAATTAGTTTATTATGTTTTTATGAGGTCGATGGATACTCGATTAATGTTAATCTTTAAATTGAAAAAGGATATTATAATGTCTGAAAAGAAATTCCCTAAGCTCCCTATTGAGCTAGAACCTACAGAGAAACCTTTGGAATCTGATTCTACTTTGATTGCTGGTTTGAAAGTTGTTTACAACGATGAAACATTGCCTAAAGATGAACACAATGACCAACTGGTAAAAAATCGTAAAGCAATGTATCGTGGTGAATTGCCTCCTGCTAAAGAAGAAAAAGCTGATGGTAAAGCCGGTAAAGAAGCAGAAGCTGCTGGTGGTGAAGCAGCCTCTAACCGTGCTAACTTCGTACCTCCAGTAAGTGCCGAAGCAGGCCGTGCTGGTGAAGGTGATAACGTAACTGGTGAGGAATCTCGCCGTGGTGGTAAACCAGCTCGTACTACTGAAACTTCTGAAGCCCGCTCTGGTGTCTCTCCTGAAGCTTAATCTAAACTAACTTACTATACGCCGACCTTATGGTTGGTGTATAGTAAATATTATTAGTACCTTATCTTTTTTGATAGTGATTATTTTAACAGGAGTTCTAACTATGTCTTATCTAGATAGAATAAATATAGATTTTGATAGAGATTTATTCATTCTTCCAGTAGATGAATATAAACGAGATATTGACCCAATTGGTCAGTATATCGAACAACAATCTCAATTCTTACACATCATGGAAGATATCTCTCTCGAAGAAGCAGAAGCATTTGTTAAGAAAACGATTGGTAAAGAAGGTAAATACCCAATTATAAACCCAATGGTAACCTATGTACGTAAAGATGAATATGGTGACCGAGTTAAAGACAGAACCAGTTTGTTAGGTTATATTAATTCTACTTTAAAAGAGAATGAAGTATTAACAGCGACATTTACGACATTCGTTAGTCAAGATAAAAAACTATCTTATATTTCAGAATACGTAGACCATCAAATCCCTAAGCGTAAAAAATTAAAGAAACTTCAATTCCAAAAGAAACAAGAAGGTGATAAAGTAGGCGAAGCATTTGCTAACAATGGACAGAACAATATTAAACGTTCTATTAACTCTATTTCAGGAGCTTCCTCTATTGTCTCTACGCCTATCTACATGGCCTCTATGCACCCTATCCTTACTTCTACGTGCCGTATGACTTCAGGCTATGCTAACGCCAATAACGAGAAGCTATTAGGCGGTAATCGTCATTACCATAACCCAGATGTCACCATTAATAATCTTTGTGTATTAACTTATCGAATTAATGAAGATAAGATTGAGAAGTTTCTTAACGATAATGACCTTTATGTCCCAACAGCTGAAGAGTTATTTGAAGATATATTAAACTCTACACGTTTATATTGGAGATGGTCTGAAAAAGAACAAATCATTTTAGAATT